CTATTTTTGAAGCAATATAATTTTTGCCAACAGTAACAACTAAGTTAGGGACTTCAAACTCTTGGATAACCTGACCAAGAGTGTTTTTCTTGACAACTGTAACTAAACCAGTTGCTTTCATATTTTCTGCGATTGTTTTGTTCATAAAATCTCCTTTTAACTGCTAAAAATAGCATCTCTGTTGTTTAAATAAATTTCCGAGAAGTAGTTTCCTTCTTCATATGGATCTTTTACTACATATCCGAATTCAGTTTCCGTTATATGTTGTATAGGTAGAATCATATATTTAGTATTGTTCATTTCAAGTACTAAATTAGTTTCTTCAATCAATTGTGGAGATTGAAGAGACGTAAAAGTATCTCTAGTAATATTACTATCATCTATAATTTGTGTAGTGTCTAAAGATACCCCTACACCAGTACTAATGTTAGTGTCATCAATAACAACTAATTCTGTTTTTCCAAAAGAAAACAGTTTTTGTGGGTCTGATAAAACAACTAATGTATCGGATGGATCTGATACAATCTTATTAAATACACTTGTTATTACAGATGTTTGATTATCTACAAAGTTATTTGTAGTTAACTCTTGTGCAAAAATTGTTGGGCTATTTAATCCCTTAACAAAATAGTAAGTATCTACGTCAGTGACAATAAGTTCTGGCTCTTGAACACCAATAGCCAAAGACTTAATAAGAGATTCTAATTCAATCGCTAAGTTAAAATTATTAAAAATTTCAAATTCTCCAAACAAGGCTACACCTGCTGGATGTATCATAGTTTTTACTGCGTCTTTATATGTAGATAATCTTTCATTAATTTTTAAAACATATGAATAAATTTGATAATAATTACTGTCTTGTATGTAAATAGAATCTGACAAAAATCCGTTATTAGTTTGGAAATATCCAGGATATTCTGCAATAGCATCGAGTTTAATTTCAATAATAGCAGGTTTAATACCAGCAGTGCCAATAATAGCTTCAACGTCAGATGAAAACTCTTTTATTATAGTTCCTGAGTAAGCACCATTAACATATGTAGGTGTAACATAATCTACAGTATTAATAAATCCTAATTCTGAAATATTTATTGTTGGTTCAACACCAACAATAAGAGGACCACTACCAGAATCAATAGTAACAACGGAGAGTAATTCATCTGTTTCACTAATTGATCTGGAAGTTAAAGAACTAGAAGGTAATATTGATGAAGTGAAATCAGCAATATATCCAATGCCAAATCGAATAATTTGAGCATGAACTATTCCACCAACTGAATTGATCTTTGTGACTTTAATTAAAGTGCCTGTACCTGTACTACTTTTAATTTCAAATACTTGGCCAACTCGAAACCCCTGTCCAGCATCATATATGGTAACATTAGAAGTTGTAGGTAATATTGTTGCTTTAAATAAATCTTGATATTTTACAACATTTCCAGGACTTATAGATCCTTGAATATTTCGATCTAGATAAATTTCATAAACATCATTACCAATAGCTACAATTCTATCAACTTCTCCTTGAATTTCACTTGTCTTTTTTACCTCAACTCGAATAATCCTATCACCATCTTCTATATCTACAACCTCTCCGATAATAGTATTAACATCACCATAAGTTACTTTTACAAAAATAGATCTGTCTTGACTCCATCTACCATCTGATGGACGCAACATTTGTTGGCCAGGATAGGACACTTCAACTTCTTTACCAAAAAGTAATCTAAACAAAAGTTTGTATGACGCTTCTGATCCTTTGGAAAGATATAGATCCTTTATATTCTTTAATGAAAACCTCTCATCAGATTGGGTAGTAGTTGGTAGATTGTACGATAACTCTTTTTTAAACTGATCAATAAAAGATTCAAGAGTTTGATCGATATCCCTAATTGTAGAAAAATCAACACCTTGTGTTTGTAAAAATTCATAATATGCTTCAACGAAAGCAACGAATGTAGGGTAATCCTCCCTAATATGCTCAGGAAGTTGTCTTGAAACGACAGCAGAAAGATTAGTTCTTGACATTATGATCTAATAGATTGGAATTTATAGTTATAACCAGCCTGTAAATCACCATTAACACTATTATCAGCTATCGCTTCAACAGTTAAAAGATCTGCTGGAATAGTAACAATTTGATTTAGTGCGGAAACAATGTCATTTGATTCTGGTTTGATTTGCATCTCAAAAACTGAACCAGCAAGAGAAGTAATATTTAAATTATTCACTATAACAGTTCCAGCTTTATAATCAATAACACCAATTGTTGGATTGACAATAATTTTATCAAAGTTTGAATTAAGATAATATAGACGAATATTTCCTAAAGAATCATCATCTAAGTAATGAACTTCTGTTTTGTTAGGAATAAAAAACCCTGTGGTAGAAAATACATCACCTTGGTTACCACCATCTTCAGAGATTGGAGAAATTAAAGTTAAACGATATTCTGCACTGACATTATAATTAGGTTCAAATTCTCTTTTAATAATAACTCTTGTAGTATTATTAATAATAGAAGGATCTGCGCTATCAATAATCCTAGTTAACTTAGAGAATCTTAACATGCTATCAAATCTTTCCAACTCATTATCATTGTATGTCATAATTGCATCTTTAACTATAGTTTCTATTTGTGATGCTGTTTTAATAGTTTCTCTCGGGTTATAGTAAACATAAGAAGTTACTTTAACATTAAGATATTCTGGATCAATAATTTCTGGAAAAATAGAAACAATATTTTTAGGTTTTAAAATACTATATACATCTTCTTTTTGTAAGTTTGTTAGCTTGACTGCGTCTTTTGGTTTAATACAAATATATGTTTTACCAAAAATAGGAGGACTGTTAACTTCACCACCCCAAACAGATACTGCTTGAGCTGGAGCAAAATTAGATAGTATTATAGATCTATAATCATCTGGAGTTACTACACGATTTTGCGCAGCATATATTTTTGGAGCGTTAAATTTGATACTATTAATATCTTCTACAACTGAACCACCTGATGCTCTTTCTACAGTAGTAACAGATAGATTACTTCCTATTAAAGAAACTCCACCGTAAGAAAAAACGTTTGATGTATTTGGTGCTTCTAAGCTAGAAACATAATAGTCTAGAGTAACAACATTGCCAACATTTAATTGTTTACCAAAAATACCTTGGCCAAAGACGATTTCGTAAAGACCATCATCAATCTCTTTAATAAAATAAACTTTTGTAAGTTCATTAATATCAGTCAAAGATTCAGCACGAGTAAAAACTTCAAATAAATCTGAATTGGCATTTTCTTGAACACGAACTGTTAAGGTATCAAGGTCTACATTTGGATTAGGAACAATGTAACGAATACCATTTGCAGCAGTATATTTAAATTGAAGTGGTGTTCCTTCTATAATCGATAAGTTTGGAAAAATATAGTTACCTGAGATATTTCTACTTATAGTAACTGCAGATCTATTATAGAATGTATAAGACTCACCATTAATACTGGTATTAAATGGTTGATTGGCAGGAAGTGTTACTGTGACAGGATTAGAATTTGGTGCGGTAATGGTAGCATTTACCACAGCTTCTGCACACTTGGCAGAACGTGGAACATATCCAAGCATTTTAGCCAAAGAAACTACTGAAGATCGTTTACTGGCAGAGTCTAAGAAAACTTCATTTACAGCTAAGTTAGTGTAAATACCATTATAGTGAGTATTGTAAGCCAGTATATCGAGAAGAACGGAAAGTCCAGATCCTTCAAAGTCATAATCAGAAAACTCTGATTGTCCTTGTAAAAATGTTTTTAAGTTAGTTTTGATTGTATCAAAATCTAAATCTGAAACAGTTATTCTTTTATTAGTGTTTGCCATTTATCGTGTTCTCTCTAATGCTAGATCGAGAGTAATAGGTCTCTCGGTATTGACTATTTTAAATTCTAATGTAATATAGACTGAGTTTAGATCTGCGGCATCGTTCACTCTAACATCTATAATTTTAACTCTAGGTTCAAAATTATTAATAACATCTATAATTGCACGCTGAAGCATAACATCAAACATTGGACCTGGAAGTTCAAACATCAATGATCTAATAGGAGAACCAATTTCACTATGGAATGGTCTCTCAAAGTTTCTGGTCAATAGAAGATTTTTAATGGATGCTTTAATAGCATTCTCGTCATATCTACGAGTTATGTCCCTACTCACTGGGTGTTTAGTGAAATTAAGGTCGATATCGGAGAAAAGTCTTGTATTTCTTGTCATATTCTTATTTAGGTTATTCTATAAAAGAGTTGGGAGATCCTTCGCCGATTGCATCCCCACATGCAATATTATCACCAATTCTTGCAGCCAATTTACCTTCTATAAAAGTCTTACTAGCTCCAGAAGACGGAGATCTAGTTGTTCCTGCATGTGTAACAAGACCACATGTATGAGGTGCGTGTAGGCAACTACTATCTACCACAGAAGCTAACTTACCATTAAAAAAGGTTTTTGCTACTGGTGTAGATATTAAAGCAGTTGGAGGAAAACATCCGTGCCCTGTACTCATATCTCCGATTCTACTTACTGCTGGCATATCCGACGTATTCCTGTAAAGAGTTTTTTCCGCTGGTCCAGTCGTTAGTTACAGTTTTACTATAAGTTTGGGTAGCGACCACTGTATTACCATCTTTAGCAGTTACGGTATATGTAAATGTTTTACTCGAAACCGAACTTGCTTTATACGAAATCATTTGATATAATTTATTAAGATCAATCTGATTAAACTTTGTGACTACAGGAAATGATCCTTCTAAAGTTCTGTATGTTATTGTGTTATCAAATGAATCAAAATAGTATCCAGAAAGAGTCCCACCAGAAATGCTAATTGTGCTTGGATTAACCTGATCTGCAGTAATAGTAACTGGATATGAAACTATAGTCATAGTCAAAGGATCTTCCTGTTCATACGTTATGGTATGAGAAAAAGATACAATCTCATTAACAGATCCCAAATCGGTTGAACCTGGATTCCAAGGCATTATGCACTCTTAGGTGGAATATTTTCAACCAACACAAATCCTGATGGTGCACCTGCAGTGTTACGTTTATAAGTCGAATCATTGACCATGGTAAATGCCATTTTTCTAGAACCCTTTGGTTTGTATGAAACGTGAATCCAAACAGATCCTGGATAACGATATTCTAAAATTAACTGGTCATATGGAATAATCTTTTCAGCCTTTTGAATAATATCATACGTTGCTGTATACTTGTCTGGCAACATAATACCAATATCAATAGCACATCCCTTACAATGATCAGATGTCGGAGATTCATTTGTAACGACACCCTTCAAACGATAACCAGAGTTAATCTTCCACTGAGTTTTATATCCACCGATACCTCCTGGAAGAATTTCCAACATTGGCTCAAGAATGTTTTGTGCTGTCTGTGCTAAATTACAAACAATTTCTTGAACTGTGTAAATACGTTCTGGTGATGACTTAGTTTCTTTAAGCATCTGATCAACTAGACGATGCTTACCACCAACACCACCATCAATTAACATACCAAGAGTGAAATTCTTGGACATTCTAAAGTCATTTGAGAATTCTTTTCTTGCGTAGATAATATCACAACTCACTGGAACCACATTATTAGATCCACCACTTGGAGCAGGTGCTTCTTCTGTAGCAACTGGCGGTGGTGCACCAACAACACCTTCTGTTCTGGCTTGCTGCGCAGAAGCAGCACGACCTTCTGGTGTTTCAAAGTCATCTGGAGTTTCAGCTGTAGTTCTTTCCTCAATCTCACGCTCTGGCGGAATTGCAAATGGCACGATCGGGCTTAATCCAACAGTCGCAGCTGGAGGGGTTAGAGGAACATCAGCTGCATCTTGAGCACCTGCTGCACCATTGCCAAACTGCCCTTGTGAGTAATCCATACTGGTTGTACCACCACTTAGATAGTTTGCCTCACCCTCAGCTTCTTGGTTAATTGTAGAACCTTTTATGTTCATGGCACCGACTGCTTGCGTGGTTAAATCACCTTGTGCTTTTGTGCTGATAGTTTGAGCATCGATAGAATAATCTCCACCAACTTTAACTTTAAAGTCTCCACCGATTGCCATCGTAACATCAGTACCAACACCAATGTCTAAATTATTACCAACTTTAATAGTTGCGTTTTGATCGACTTGAATATTTGCATCAGTTCTTGCGTAAATATTTGCATTACCATCAACAGTAATATTACACTCACCTCTTACGCTAATACATCCATTCTTTTCCATAATAACAAAGTTATCGCCAACGATATAATTTACTTGTGTTCCATTAGTATCAATCTCATGAAATGTTCCAGAGC